GGAACCCAAAGGCATGTTAAAACCAAGTGCTTTCTGGAGACGAAGAAATTTGTTTAAAGTAGAGGTTAATCCCTTGTATGGAACTAGACAGCAGAATGGAGAAATTCAGATCGATCCAGCGAAGATTGAGAAGAGTGGAATCAACAGAACAAAAGGTGAACATTTGTTAATAACTTACCTCGAAAATTGTGACAATGCTGAAAAACCTATGTCACCCGAAACCACAAAAATGACAGTCGCACAATTCAAAAAACTGGTTGTCGTTCTGATGAAGAAGCATTATCAGATGGAAGAACATAGATTGTTGACTAAGAATCGCGGAACAGCTCTCATTAGGTTGCAATGCGAAAGATTACTCAATGATATTGATAATGTTGTGGTTAGAGACAAATCGGATCAATTCAACTACGGTTTTCATCAGATCAAGAAATTGAGGGATATGTTAGGTAACAAAGTTCAAGGACATCCAAACTTGGCTTCAGAAGTTCACAATTTGAATAGCCGATTGGATGATGTGGAGCTTATTGCTGCACATATGGATTCAACATACGATGACGTCACAAGCCATCAAGAAGCCACATTCACTTGTGAATCCTCGTCGGGATATTACAAAGTGAGTACTAAAATTCTTCAAGGCGTCCCCCATGTGTTTTTGGAACCCTCTGCACTTAGATCGCATTTTAAGCCAGGAAAAGTCAATTTCAAGAAATTTGTCATCAAAAAAGAAGGAGAAGAGCAGATATTATGCTACAGGAGAACTGGAGATGAGGACTATAACGTCATTGGTTATTATCTTCAGATACTTGGAGCAACATTCAATTTGGACCATTACAACAAAGAGTTAGCAGTGTTGAAGCTTCAAGCAGCAAGGGCAAGCTACAAAGAACGATTTATAGCATCATTTAAAACGATACATTATAGGACATTGAACATGAGCAAATCAATAATCAAATGGATTTACCAAAAATTATCCAGTTTGGTTGCTGATTCTGTTTGGATCGCTTGTCTGACAATGACGTCGATTGGAATTATGTTTGCTTCTTTGCATGCAGTAGGGAGAATTCTAGCCCCAATACCAGCCGCTTACGACGCTAGAGGAGGAAAAGGTCGTATTATGCAAGCCCCTGTTGGAGTTCCAACACCAGCAACAAAAATCATGGACGCAGATCAAGAAATTAACATCGCT